GACCCTCCCTGGTCGCGGTATCCTGCTGATCAACTAGGGCGGCGGCCCTGCACCCAGGATAGTGCGCGTTTGGCACTTTCGCCGTAGCGGCGGCACGGCGCCGACCCGAGGTAGCGCATGCCCAGCCGGACGCAAGCGGCCGACCGCCCGACCAGAGGCAGCGGCGCGACAGCTCTCTACAGCGCCCCGCCCAAGGCCTCATCCAAGGCGGAACCCGGCCCGATCGAGCAGGCGGTCGCCGCCGACATCGAACGGCTCGGCGAGCTCACCCGCATCGGCCAAGGCACCCTGGCCGCGCTCGCGCTGAAGCTCGCCCGGGTGCTGGACGTGCGCGGCGACGAAGAGCCGGCCTCCCAGACCGCCAAGGCCGTCGACACGCTGCGCATCACCATGTCCAAGCTGACCGAGGAGGACACCAGTGACCCTGGCATCCAGGACAAGCTCGGCGCTCTCCTATCCAGCCCTGACTACGGAGGATCTCCGGTGTCCGCCACGCTTCGGTACCCGAAGAAGCCCGGAACGGCCGACGCTCGGCGGGGCCGTCGGTAAGATCGCTAAGGCGCTCGGCAAGCCCCCGCTTCCCCACCAGCAGTACATGTACGACGTCGCCTACGAGATCAACCCGGCGACGGGGATGCTGGCCTACAACGCGGTCACCTTCGTCGGCCCCCGGCAGGTCTCCGGCAAGACCGAGGCGGTGCTGCCGGCCATGGTGCACCGGTGCACCGGCTTCGGGCCCGAGCTGGCCGCGTTCGCCCGCACCGAATTCGGCATCGACGTGCAGGAGCCCGGCGCCCAGCGGGTGCTGTTCACCGCGCAGACCGCGGACGTGGCCCGGGAGAAGTGGCGCGACATCCACGTCGAACGGATCAAGGCGTCGCCGCTGTCCCAACTGTGGAAACAGAGCCCGCGGCTGCGCCTCAACATGGAAACCATGTTCTGGATCAACGGGAGCTCGTGGGCGCCCGGCTCCACCACCGGCAAGACCGCCGGCACCGGCGACACCCTGGACATGCCGGTGCTCGACGAGATGTGGTCGCGGGAGGATCACCGCACCGAGCTGGGCCTGCGCCCGGCCATGCTGACGAGGCCGTGGCGCCAGTTGTGGGCGCTGTCGATGGTGCCCGGCCCGTCCCGGGTGCCGGTCGAGAAATGGCCGTACATGCGGCAGAAGATGCAGACCGGCCGGGCCCGCGTCGAGGCCGACATGCGCACCGGCACCGCCTACTTCGAGTGGTCGGCGCCGCTGGACGCGGACCCGGCCGACGAGGACACGTGGTGGGGCTGCATGCCGGCGTTGGGCTACACGGTGCCGGTCGAAAATGTGCGCGAGGACTTCGGCGAAACCCCGCTGATCGACTTCTGCGCCGAGTATCTGGGCTGGTGGCCGGAGGGCAACCTGCCCACCTGGGACGTCATCGGCAAGGAAACCTGGCGGTCGCTGTGGCTGCCGCGGGCCGACTACCAGGACCCGGTCGCGCTGGGCATGGACGCCTCCTACGACCTGGCGGTGTCCTCGATCGGGATGGCCGCGCTGACCGCGTCCGGCGACGTGTTCGTGGAGCTGATCGACCGCCGGCCGGGCATCGCCTGGCTCATCGACGCCATGATCAGCTTGTGCCGGAAACATTCCGTGTGCGCGATCGGCGTAGATCGTAACGGCCCGGTCGCCGGGTTGATCAGGCCCTTGACCAGGGCGCTTGCAGAGAACAACCTTGACGTCATCATCGCGGGGACCAACAGCGACAAGCAGAAGTCCCTGGGTCTGAACAGCGCAGAGGTGTCGGCGGCCTGCGCCACGTTCTTCAGCGAGACGGGGGAGCCGGATGACGAGCAGCCCGACCTGCCGTCGCTCCGCCGCGTCTACCACCTGGGCCAGCGCGAACTCGACGACGCCGTGGGCGGTGCTCTACGCCGGTTTATCGGCAGCCGCTGGCAGTGGCACCGGATCGAGTCGACGGTGGAACCGTCTCCGCTGTTTGCCGTCAATCTGGCCGAGGCCGCCGGTGATGCCGAGGAATGGATCGGCGGCAATTACGAGATCGCGGACAGTCTCGGATGAGCGCCGATGACCGAACCGGCTTCCACCGAGTGGCTGACTCTGCAGACCGCCGACGACGCGACGGTGGCCGCCGCATCGTTCACCTACCGGGTGTCGGTGGCGCTGGATGCGGTGGCCGCGCTGGCAATGGCCGTGGGCGTGGCCGGCGGGCTGTGGCAGTGGATCAACTGGTTCGGCATCGCCATCGGCGGCGCCCTCCTCACCGTGATCATCTACCTGGCCGCGGTGTGGCGCGACGCGTCCGCCAGCCCCGGCAAGCCGCTGCCGCCGGCGGACGGAGGCTGACGTGAGCCTGTGGCGTCATGCCCGTGCCCAACCCCGCCAGGTGCGCGAGTTCCAAGGCATCACCGGCGCCGGCGGGCTGTCCGGGCTGATCCCGTCCCGCACCGGGGTAGGCCAGCACGGCGCGATCGACGTCACCCAGGACCGGGCGCTGACCCACTCCGGGGTGTGGGCGGCCTGCCGGATCCGCGCCGACCTGATGTCGACGTTCCCGGTGGACGTGCTGCGCGACCTCGACTACGGCGACGGTCCTATCCCGACACTGCAACCCAAGTCCCCCATCATGATCGACACGGGTGGGGTGGAATGGCCGTTCATCGACTGGATGTGGGCGTCGAATTTCAATCTGGACCTGTCCGGAAATGCGCTCGGCATCATTCGGGAACGGTCCGGATTCGCCACGAAATACTATCCGCAAGGACTGCCGGCGGTTATCGAATTGCAGGACTCGCGGGACTGCACCGTCATTATCAAAGGCGGCCGGAAGAAGTATCGCATCGCCGGGGAAGAGTACGAGGCGTGGGAGATCTACCACGAGAAGCAGTATCCGTTGGCCGGCTCCCCGGTCGGCATGTCCCCGCTGCTGTACGCCGCGCGGTCCATCGGTGAATGGTTGAGCCTGCAGCAGTACGGGCTGGATTGGTTCTCCGGCGGCGGCATTCCGAAAGGCTGGATGCGCAACACCGCGAAACGGCTGAACAGCACCGACCGCGATTTGGCGAAACAGTGGTATCAGGACACCGTCCGCAATGGCGACCTGATGGTGACCGGGCACGACTGGGAATACTCCATGATCCAGGCGGAGCAGGCCGGGGTGGAATGGCTCGAGGGCCGCCGTTACGGGCTGGTCGACGTCGCCCGGTTCTTCGGCGTGCCGGCCGAGATGCTGGACGCCGCCGTCGAGGGACAGGCCATCACCTACGCCAACATCACGCAACGGAACCTGCAGTTCCTGATCATGAATTTGGGTCCGGCGGTGCAGCGCCGCGAGCACGCCCTGACCCGGCTGCTGCCCACGCCGCGGTACGCCAAACTCAACACCAAGTCCCTGCTGCGGCTCGACCCGCAAACCCAGCAGGAGATCTTCCGGGACCAGTTGGAAACCTGGCAGCTCACCCTGTCCGAGGTGCGCGAGCTGGACAACCGGCCCAAGCTCACCCCCGACCAGCTCGCCGAAATGCGCGACATCTACGGCCGGCCCGCCGCCGCCGGGCAGCTCCCGCCGGCGCCGCCCAAGCCGGCCGCCGCGCCCAGCAGCTCCACGCCGGACAAGGCCGCCGCGACCGCCGAACGGGTCAGGTCGATCCTGACCCGGCGCCGGTTCGCGCTCGGCCCGACACTGCCGCCCACGAGCGGCGAGCCCGCTACGGCGGGGGAACGGGAAGGCTGACCGATGACAGATCTGAGCCTGCGCCGGGCCGCCGACCGGCGCCGCGCGGCGGCCGAGAAGGTGGGCGAACGGGACGGCGAGCAGGCCTACCGGCAGTACCGGTCCCAGGTGCCCGGCCTGGCCAACCACCGGCCGTCGGTGACGATGCCCACTGAGCTGCGCGCCGAACGCGACAACCGCAACGGGCTGGACATGGCGCACACGTGGGGGTTCTTCACCACCTACGACCGGCCCTACAAGATGTGGGACGACTGCGGCCCCTACCACGAGGTCATCGACCGCGGCGCCGGCGCGGAAACCCTGGCCGCCAACCCGACCGTCGCGTTCCTGGTCAACCATCGCGGTGTCACCATGGCCCGCACCAAGTCGCGCACCAAGGACGCCACGCTGGTGCTGACGGAGAAGCCGGAGGGCGGCTGGCACGAGGCCTGGCTGAACCTCGAGCGTCAGGACGTCCGCGACTTCTACTCGGCGGTCAAGGACGGCCTCGTCGACGAGATGAGTTTCGCGTTCATGATCCCCGACGGGCGGGGTCAGTGGACCACCGACTTCTCCCTGTTCCACATCCGCGCCTACGACATCGACCGCGGCGACGTGTCCGGGGTCAACTTCGGCGCCAACCCGGGCACCGACATCGCCGCCCGCGGCGCCGACCTGCTGCGCGAGCTGGACTACCTGCCCCGCGGCGCCCGCGCGGAGGCGCTGGCCCGGCTGTCCGGCGACGAGCTGACCCGGCTGCACGCCGGGCTGGTCGCCGGCGAGACCGCGGGCATCGCACCCGGGATCGTGGAGTTCCGGTCGATCGAGGCGGACGCGCCGCGCCGGGAACGCATCGAGGTCCG